TGATCTGCTCCCAGAACAGTTGGAATTTCTGATCGAAAGACCGCGTACCGTCGCGGCCATAGGTATTGACGACGTAGTCGACCCGGTTGGCCGGCTTGTCGACGGTAACCGTGACATCGAGCGAGGCGATCGCCTCCTGGTCTATCAGCGGCTGCAGCGCCTCGCGCACATAGTCCTCGACCAGAACGGCGGTCTCGTCCGTGATGGCCGTGCGCCGCAGCAGCCAGAGCCGCGAGCCGAGCGGACCCTCGCCGTCCTGAAGGTCGAAGCTATCACCCAGCCAGCCGCGATTGGATTCGCCGTGGCGCAGCTCGCTTTCCTCGACACGCCGGTCCGTCATCAGGTGGATCAGGATCTGCGTCGCAAGCCCTTGGCCCGCCCGGAAGTCGCCCGGTGCGGTCGGATGGTCGAGCGCGTTCAGGATCAGATCCCCCGCGAGCCCATCCCAGCCGAGATCCGGCGAACGATACGGCTCCGCCGTATCCTCGATCGAAACGATGCGGATCATGATGACCTCAGTTTGGTACGGATGTGGAAGCCGAGCCAGTCAGCACACCGCCATGGGTGTGTGTATCGCCGATGTTCTTGCCGTTATGCGTGACCTGCCCGCCCTCGATAGCAACGCCGTCCGCCGAGATCGTAAACGAGACGCCCCCCTTGCGGATGACATAGGCGCTGCCGGCAACGTCCACCGTCACCCCGTCGCCCATGACATACTTGGTGACATTCCCCGCCGCGTCATAAAGCGCGATCCCGCCCGCCGGGATATCCGCCGGCCTGTGGCCAGGGCTTTCCAGCCCCAGCACGAAAGCGACTTCCGGATCGGCAGGCGAAGGCAGCAACAGCCCCTTGGCGCCCTTGACCGGCGATGAAGCAAAGCCATGGCTTTCGATCCGATGGATGCGCGTCCAGCCATCGCCATGCGGCCCGCGACCTGAGACGAATTGCTGTCCGCCCCTGACATCCTCGCGCCCGTCATATTCGATCCGGATCATTCGTCCTCGTACTCCGCCTCGATCACGCCTGGCGCGCCATAGCCGGCGCTGGTCTTGCCGCGCGGGTTCTCGCCGCCCAGCGCCCGGGGATCGGCCAGCGAAAGAATTGCAAAGGTCTTGTCGTTCTGCTGGAAACTGACGCTCTTGATGATCATCACGCCCTCGATGCCGAGGTAATCGTCATCCACCTGCACCAGCCAGTTCGGCGACCAGAACCTGCCATTATCGTCGCGCCAGCCACTCACCGGAATGGAAGCCGTCACGCTGTTTCCCGCCGCCCGCCGCGCCTGCCATATGGCCCGCTTGCGCATCCGGTCGATTGTGCCCTCGCCTTCTTGGCTCAGGATTAGCACCCGTTCGCGCGTCACCCCGCTGTCCCTGACTTTCGTCTGCGGTCGCAGATGCTGTTTTTCGCCGCCCTCGCTCTGCTGGCCCCGGATGCGCGTCTCGCTGTAGCGCCCCTCCTCCGTGAAGCTGGCGCTGGCCCCTGGCAGGATATTCAGGCCTCGCTTCAGCGTGCCGGCATGCATGCCCTCGGGCTTGGTCGCAATCTTCAGCCGGCCCTTCGGCGTATCGTAAAGCAGGGCACCACGCGCCCGCGCCCGCCGCTCGATCGATGAGAAGCCGGACTCGCCCAGCATCAGCTTGTGCCGGATCTCGACCGGAAAGCTGGAACCATCGGTCTCGATGCCGATCCCGTAGCTGTCGAGTTCCTTGGCGATCGCCACCAGATCCTTGTTCAGGATCTCGCCGCTGGGATGGATCGCGGAAGCCTCGATCATGTCGACCGTGCGCGAGACGATGCCGATCGAAAGCGAGCGCGTTTCCTCCTGGTAGGTGGTGTTCACGTCACGCACGTATCCGGTCAGCAGCAGCTCGCCGCTCGCCGTGACTGCGGTCGGCTGTCCCGGCAGCACCGGAACGCCGGGACCAATGATCACGAACTCTCCGTTCGCAGTCCGCGCAGCCTCTTCCGCCGAAACGGACATGCTGAAGCTTGTCACCTCCGGCAGACCCTCACAGACGATCCGCTCCAGCGGCCCGGTGCTCACAGGCAAAACCATCAGCTTTCCAAAGCCTCAAAGGCAACAGGCATCAACATCGGCGAACCCACGCGGGCGATATCCACCAGTCCTTCAGCTCTGCCGGCATCGCCATAGAGCTGATAGGCCAGCACGGTCGACGGCAACGAGATCCCCGTTTCCACCCGCACCACCGGCACGGCATCCGCCGCCCGGTCGGAGACGATCCGGACCGAGGTCTCGACCAGCCGCGACACAGCGACATAAAGCGCGACATGCTCCGGCCCGAGGCCTGAGAGGATGGCGAGCGCCTTTTCACCCTTCGCCTGCACCACCTGTCTTGCTGCCCGCGCCTGAGGGCGGGAGATCCACGCCACCTGCGGCGCCGCCGTGGCGGCGATGATGGCATCGAGAAGCGTATGCAGGTCCGCAGCACCCTTGGTTTCAAACTGCGCCGGCTTGATGCCGTCGAAGGCAGAGGGCGTGAACACGCTCTCCGCCATGATCCGCGAGGCTTCCAGCCCGCCGGAAAAGAAGGCCTGCACGCTGCCAACACCGGAGGCAAGCGTCAGGTCGACGAAGCGCGCCAGGTCGATGGCATCCGAGATCACCAGGGAGCCGACCGAATACATCCAGTTGGCAACCGCTATCACGTCGCCGATCTCGTCGAAGGCTTGGATCAGCCCCGGAAAGGCGGATGCCAGCGCACCCGTCAGGATCGCCCTGACATCGCCAAGCCCGAGCACGCCGCCCGGCTGGCTCGATTCCGGGATGGCGGTGAAACCGAAGGCGACATAGCCGCGCCGGTCCTTTTCCCGCACCCGGCTGAAATTCTCGATGCGCGCCAGCCGCCCGCTGTCGATCGGCAGCACCAGCCGCCCCGGCCCCGGAGCGAGACACGCCCGCTGCAGGTTGATCGCCTGGGCGTCGCTGGCGTCGCCCAGCAGATAGGCCGTGACACTGATCTGGGGAATGGCGTGGCCCATTTCCTCCAGATAGTAGTTCAGCCCGCCGGCATATTCATGCCGGGCAATCCGCTTGCCCCCGCCGATATCGTCCAGCTCGACAAAGAAGGGCACACCGCGAAAACTCGCTCTGCGCAATGTCGCCGCCCAGTTCCGCATGGTCACCCCTTACTGTCTGCCGGTCCCGGCAGGACGCCCCGCCGCCGGCGGCATGCTGCGCCCGGTATTGGCATTGACGCCCGTGCTTGGCATGGTGGGCATGGCCGTCAGCCTTCCGAGGGCCTGAACCGCCCCCAGAATGGACTGCGCCGCACGTTCCAGTGCAGAGGCCGCCTGTTCGCCCCCCTGCGCTATCTTGTCACCGGCTTCTTCGCTGCGGCTCTTGATCTCGTCGCCCGCCTTGCTGGCCTGCTCGATCAGCATGCCACCCATGCCTTCCATGCCAATCTGCGAAGGGTCCGCAGCCTTGAGAAGTGCGGCCCTTACGCTACGTGTCGGGTTCACTACGCTTCTCTGAGCGTTTCCGTAAAGCCGATACTGCTCTTCCAGAGCGCTCCTCTCGCGCGGCGTCATCGCATGGCGATCGCCTGGCATCGGCCCCTCAGAAGGCAGGTTGTATGGGTCAAGATCACGCCCGCCACCCGGAAACTCCAGATCCTGAGGCCTGACGACCTTGCCGCTGTGCCGCCCGATCGATGCCTTGTTCTGCCCGCGAATATACCGCTCGTTGGACCTGAGCTTGTTGAGATAGTCCATGACGTCGCGGATCTCGCCATTGCCGACCATGGCAACCGCCTGGTCGTAGTCATGCATGGCGCGGCCCGTCGCGGTCCAGTCGTCGGGATATAGCTCTTCGTACGCCTTCAGGAAGTGGTTATACTGCTGGTTCTGCTCTGCTTGGGACATGCCCTCCAGGCCCTTGGCATAGCCACGGCCCTGGCGCAGTGTCTCGTTGATGCTCTTGGCAATGTCGGTCAGCGCTGGGAGGGCCTGCTCACCGATATCGGTTGCTATGGCCGAGAAGTGGTTTCGCATGATTTGCATCTGCGAATTGAACAACTCCATCTTCTTGACTTGGGCCTCCATGATGGAGTTCGACGGCGCCGCCACATGCTTGCGCGCCATCTCCAGATTGCGGCGCATCTCCTCGGAGCCCGATACAAGCCGCATGATCTCGTCGTCGAAGCCCTCGCCCAGCAGGGCGCCGAGCAGGCTGGCGCGACGCTGCGCCGTGAGCTTTTCTAGCTGCCCGATGAAGAACGTGAACTTCTGGTTCCCGCTCATCTTCTGGAACTTGTCGAGATCCCCGACAATCTGGCCGAGCGCGTTGCGCGACTTTTTCGACAGGTTCTCCGGCGCAAGCAGCTTGCCGGTGACCGTGTCCATGGCCCGTGCGGCCACTTCCGCCGGCATCTTCAGGTTCAGAAGCGAGGCGCCATAGGCCGCGATCTCTTCCGGCGTCATACCAAAATTCTTCAGGCTGGCGCCGGCACGGTCGATGAAGTCGGCAATGCCGGTCTCGTCGGCAATGCCGGCATCCGCAAGATCATTGATCAACGACGCGAAGGCTTCGAGGTCGCTGCGCGCCATGCCCATGCCGGCAGTGAAGCCGGCGAAGGTATTACCGACATTCTCTGCCGTCGTGTCCCATGCGTCGGCCACGCCAGAGGTCAGCCGCGCGAACTCCTTGAGTTCGTCCAGCGGAATGCCGGCAGCCGCCCCACGCTCGAAAGCCGATGCGATCTCGTCGATCGAGACCGGCATCTGCGTGGCAAGTTCCTTGATGTCCTCGCCAAGCTTGCCCATCTGCTCGGCTGTCGCGCCGCTCTTTTTCTGGATGCCGAAGAGCGACTGCTCAAACTTGGCAGCCTGCCGCGTCGCATAGATTGCACCCGCCCCGGCTGCCGCAAAACCGCTGGCACCGAGCAACATCAGCCGCCCCATGGCCGCTTCGCCAAGCCGCCCCATCATTCCGAGCGACCGGTTATACTGTTCGGCACGACCGTTCACATAGCCGAGCTTCTCGCCGACGCCCTTGAGCACACGGCCCGTCCGGTCGACGGCAGAGATTTTCAGCCTGGCTTCGACTTCACGGGTCACCGGCATCCCTCGACTTCATGGCCTGGCCGAGCCAGTAGCGGATTTGCGAAATACTCATTTGCTCGACATCGAGCGGCGAAAGCCTCAGTCGGAAGACGAGGAAGGTTCCGACGTCTTCAAACCCGTCCTCGACAACCGAAAAAAACCACAGACCTCCTCGGCAACCGCCAGGGCATCGGGCGCTTCGAGGCCGGAGATGGCACCGTAGCTGGGCGCCTTGATCAGCCTCGACACATAGGCGTCGATGATCTCGGCATAGACGATGCGGACAATCTCCCCGGTCTTGCTCGGCTGCCATTCGACCGGACGGCCAAGCCCGCTGACGAAGATGTCGTGATAGGTCGGCTCGCGCAGCACGACCTTCTCGAACGGCGCCTCTCCCGGCACCTCGTAGCGCTTGGAGAGTGGAATGGTCCGGTCACCCACGATCAGCCACCCGTCTTGCGATAGGTCTCGGCAACGATGGTGAGCCCGCTCACCTCGCCGCTGATCCGGTTATTGCTGTTGCGCCCCGTCATGAAGGCGTTGATGAAGTGATGCGTCACGCCGGTGAATTCCTCGGTGACCACGATGTTCTGGCGGGGAGCCTTCATCAGTGCGCTGTAGTCCACGCCGCTATCGGCAAAACTCACCTCCGCCGAGGGCGAGACCGGCGTGCCCACGCGGTCGACCGAATTGTCCTGGTTCGTCACCGCCTCGTTGCTCTGGTCGGAGCCCATGACCGTGAACGTGCCGCGCAGCGGAAGTGTCGTGCCGCTGGAAAGACGGACCGACATGCGCCCGCCGAAATCATTGCCTGCCATGATGGTCTCTCCTGGAATGGCTGGAAGGAAGGGCGACGGGCTATTCGCCCGTCACGGGGATAAAGCGGCCTCAGGTCTCGGCATAGACCCGGGCAAGCCCGGCGAAGATGTCGAGCGGGTTGGCGCGATCCATCGGCAGCACGATGTCGACCCGGTTCGGATTGTCCGCATTGCGCGTCACCGTGATCTGGTCGAGCACCGCATTCGAAGCTTCCAGCACACCGCGCTGCTGCAGCTCGATCGTCGAATTGATCAGCGTCGCCCGGATATCCCGGGGCGTTCGCAGCGCATCCAGATTGGCCGGATTGTCGTCGACGATCGCCTTGTTCGAATGCTCGAAGGCGAGCTGCGCCCGGAAATACTTCAGCGCGTAGGTGATCTGGTAGACCGCCTGGATATCGCGCAACGCCGTGTCCGGCACATCGTTCGTCGTCTGCTGCTGGGTGATGATCTTGTCGATCAGGATCCGGCCCGAGCGATCCACCTTCCAGGTCGAGACGCCGTTCTTCAGCAGGCTGTCGCGGGTCGCATAGTCCGGCCAGTAGTCACGGTCGCGCGGCGCGATCATGTCGACGACTTCAAGGCCGGACTGGTTGACCGAGACAAGGCCCGTCGAGCCTCCATCGAAGAACGGAGCCAGGCGGGCAACGACAGCCGAAACGAATTCATAATCCGGTCGCGCCATCCCTGCGGCTGCCGCCATCAGCGGAATCAGCGTCAGGTGCCAGCTGTCACGCCCCAGACCTGCCGTCGCCAGATTGGCGACCGAATCCGTGCGCGGATAGAAGACATGGCCATAAAGCTGCTGCGCATAGGACCAGCGGCCCGAGCTGTTGCTGTGGAAGTTGTCGAGCTTCGCCCGGTTGGAATCGTCACCAAAGGCCGAGACGACGATCTCGAAGGGATCGTCGCCCATTGCCGCCAGCACCGCCGCGACATCAGGAACCCCGGCACCCGCCGTGCCAACGGCAAAGGTGAACAGCCCGGCAAAGACATTGCCGCCTTCCAGCGTCGGGACGAACACGTCGATCGCATTGGCATAGGTACCGCCATGCCGTGCCGTCAGCGAGACCACATTGCTCGAAGCCGTCGCAGTGAAGGGCAGCGAGATCTTGGTGACCGGGTTGATATAGGCGTTGATCGCATCGCGAAGCGCTGCCGCCACGGCAGCCGCATTGTCGCCGGCTGCGACATTGACCGACACATCCTCGCCCGCGATCGAGAGAACCCCCTGCCCGCCGGCGGCCGGCACGGTACCGACCGTCACGGTGCGCACCTGCGCGGTTGCCCCGTCCGCCACGCGGCCAAGCCAGATTTCCTGCGAGGGCGCGTTGCGTCGCGCACGGATGAACATGCTTTCCAGCATGGAGCCGCGACCGGCCAGCACCCGGGCTTCCGCCATGGAACCGCAAAGCGCGATTGAGCCGGCTGCCAGCGCACCGCTTGATAGACCATTGCCCAGCAGGATCATCCGGGTTTCGGACTGGAACTGCCCGCCGCTTTCGACATCGAAGGCCAGAAGAGGCGCCACGATACCTCCAGGGATATTACTCACCATGGTTTGTCTCCTTCTTCTGCGCCGGTTTCACCGCGCGCTTGCCTTGAGTTTTCTTTTTGACGATCAGGTCGCCGTCGCGAACGAAGCGGCGATGCAGGCGGCTTGTCTCATCGATCGCCCGCCCGCCTTCCGGCCAGCCGCCGGGGATCGAGCGCCCGGGGGCCGCTACGTAAAGCGTTTTCATGGATGTCCTCGTGCTCAGTCGCCGACGATATCGCCGGCAGTCAGCTCGGTCCCGCCAGGCAGCACGACCGTCGCCACGATCGCCTCGATGGCGCCCGGCGGGTCCTCGGCCTTGAAGTATCCGGCAAGCTCGGCAAGCTTGCGCTTCGCATAGCTGCCAGCAGGCAGGGCCTCGTAGACACCGCGCAGAGGCTGCGGCAGCCCGTCTTCCGAAAGATCGTAGACATCGGCCATCAGCTCGACGGTGTAGCGCAGGGTCACGCGCTGGAACCGGAGGCCGATATCAGGGACGGCAAAGGGAATGGCCTCAAGGCTTACGACCCGCTTTACCAGCCGGCGCCAATAGGCAGGCATCGTCCCGTCCTGGCTGCGCTCCAGCAGGAAACGGATCTTCGAGCAGAGCGCCCCCAGCACCAGCTTGGCTTCCGGATCGGTGCCTGCAATGCAGTCGACGAAGTCGCCGCCCTCGTCGGAACTGACAACGGCCAGCTCCGCCACGATATCGAGCACAGCCTGGTGCTGGACATCCGTGAGCGACGAAGCCTCGCCGCGCGGCGTGATCCGCGCCTCGTTGCTATGCACCGAGATAACAGGGGTATACCGCCGGTCGCGGTCGATGTCCTGCACCGGAATTTCGCGGCTGTCATAGACATGGCCACGCGCGACGGTCGGATAGCCGTCATCGGCTTCCACAGCCGCCGTGGGCCTCAGAACCTCGATCGTCACGAGCCGCAGCGCTTCCGGAGCCAGCATCAGTCAAACCTGCAATGGGCCGGACGGTGTGACCAGAGCCATCACCTGGCCCAGCCCGTCGGGATCGTAGGAGGAAATGGTAAACCAGGCACCGTCGTCGTGCCGGCGCATCTTGTAGCCAGCCTTCAGGCTCTTGCCTTCGACAAGCCGGATCGATGCCTGTTTCTGCAGGCTGCGCTGCATCACCCGCCGGCCATCGGCAGAAGGCTGCGCCCGCGCCTCGGAATCCAGCAGCGTGTTCTCGAAGAAGCACGCAACCGTGTCCCACTGCGGATCATCGATCGAAGCCGTCGCCTCGGCATTCACATCACGCGACGAGACCGGATAGATCGTCACCGCCTTGCCGTGAACCCGCTCGACGACCTGGCGGCTCTGCGCCGCCAGGCGTTCGAACATGTTGGTCATGATCAGACCGTGGTCGCGCCGAGCTTGACCTTGACGGTCGCGGCATCACTGGCCGCAGCCTCGACGGCAATACCGACCAGCGTGTTGCCGGATGCGGTCTTATTGACATGGTTGTTCGCGGCGACCCAGTAGACCTTGTCACCCACGGCGATTGCCAGCGAGCCGGCCTTGGCAAGTTCGAAAACGCCTTCCGTGTGAAGCGTAGCATCGGCCCCCTGAGCAGCGGTGACAGCGGCAACGCCGATCAGCGAGCCTATGATGCAGACGCGACCGGAGACCGTGCCGCCCGAAGGGGCCGGCACCGTGATCGCATCTCCCGGCTGAATGAAGTTTTTCATGATCCTGTCCTCTTGAAGAACGTTGAAAAGAATAAGTTGCCGGCTGTCAGCCCACGCCCGCCGGCAACACGATCAGATGACCTGATGCGGATCAGGCGCCGGGGTTCTTGTAGCCGTAGCGGAAGTCGACGGCGCCGCAGCCGAAGTCGTGCTCGACGGACATCGCCATGCCCTGACGACCGAAGGGGTTCTCGATCCGGACGCGGGGCGCGCTTGATCCCTCCAGGTAACCCCAGCGATAATTGGAGTCGATCGCAGGATTGGTGAACAGATACCAAGTGTTCCCAGAGATCTGTGCTGTATCGAAGGGGGTAAGACGTCCCGAGAAGATGTTGACGTTGGCGACAGTCGCAGGGGTAATACCCATCACAAGCTTTTCAGCCGACGTGATCCGGTCAGGGCCGGTTACAATGAACGCCGGCTTGTTGGCCATAAGCGGATTACCACTGATCGACTTCTGCTTCGACATCGCTGCCCGTCCAATCGATACAGTGTCGACGTCTATAGCCGCCCCAGACGCAGCGAGGTTCCCGTGATCGGCATGGAACACTGTCTTTCCATCAGCAAGAACGCCGTTAAGCGCCGTCGAATAGAAAAGAATTTCCTCAAACAAAGCAACGGTAGCGCCATATTCAGAGAGCATTTCGTCGATCGCGCCAAGATCATCATTGATCATCATCTGACGCGTGACCGAAAGCGCCACCGCGTAAGACGCAACAGAGATCGTTTCCTTGCCTTCAGTTAACGTGCCGTACTTGATCTCGCCACTTTCTGCGATGGGCTGGAGAAGAGGGAAATCACCGAGCTTGATGGAAGCATGGGGGCGGAAATCTCGGAAATTGCGCTGCCTCGCAATTTGTCGGTATGTAGGCTCTGCAAGCCTGTAGCGAGATTCAACGGTTCGATTGATTGCGCCGTCAAGAATGATCGGAAAATCCGAGGTTGTGTGTGCAGCTCGCTCATAGAGATCCTCGATCTGGCGAGCAGTTCTCGGGGCTTTGCGCTCGCCCACACACTCCATCGCTATACTGATCAAGCCTTCATTCATGCGGATTTTGGCGGCATCGCTTGGGCCGTTGGTCGGCTGCGGGGCCCCGAGGTTGTACGAAAGCGCCTCGATCGCCGCGCTCCGCATTGTATCCCGTTCATCCTGAAGGATGCGGGTGTGAGAGGAATCCGTGCGCGTTCCATTCTGACGCTCGACCATGAAGTCGAACGCCCGAATGCGGAATGCCTGGACGCTGACGCCGCTGCGAATGGCGTCCTGAATGTCATTGACATCCATTTTTGCGCCATGCCCGACCGCCAGAATTTCGGCCGCGCGATTGGCTTCAGCGCGTGTCTGTTCGGTGCCCGACTGCTGCTGACCACGGGTGGAAGGGTCACCAAGCTTCTCTTCGGCAGCAATCTCGGCACGCTTCGCCTCGATCTCGTCAAGCAGGGTCTTGTGTTCTGCCTCGATCGAACGCGCAGCATCGGGCGCAGTATCGTCCTTGATCTCGCCGATCTTCTCCTTCGCCTTCTTCAGGAGCGCGTCGAGATCGGAACGCAGAGCCAGCAGAGCAGGCCAGGAGGCCATCAGTTGCTCGGACGAAAAGCCGCGGGAAATTTCGTGAAGAATGTCGGGCGCGTGCAGCGATGCGGCTGCAGCATCAGACGCGCCGAAGGCCATGAGCGCCACGGCGAGAACAGGAACGACGGCAAGCGCAAGGGCTACCGCCACAAAGCGATATGTTTTCATGATGGTTTTCCTTCAGAGTGCGCCTTGCCCAGAGGCTGTTTTCGGGCTCCGCTGTTGCGGATCTTGGCGATGGCGAAAGGCGCTATCAGGCCAATTGGATATGCCGCTGCTGCATCTGCATGCGAATGCGGCGGCTGGAATTGATATCGGCAAGCGTCTGCTCGACGCGACAGGAGAAGAGTCCGTCCTGGTCGCCGGAGCGGATCTGTGCGCCAGCATCGAACGGGACCGGCACTGCGGAGATTTCCCACGGCTCCCAGTCGATGACGCGATGCAGCGGCACCGAGCCGTCACGCTCTTTTTTCTCAACGGCCCAGATGCGATAGCCGACCGACACGTTTTTGACGGTGCCCTCAATGATCCGGGCAACACGATCGACAGCACCTTCAGCCTTGGACAGCATTACACGGCAGATCCCGCTACCGGCTTCGAGGCGTGCGGAGCCGGGCACGACTGAACCGATGACCGCATCGAGGCCCCAGCGCTGATGCGTATC